GCGCAGGCTCACTGGTCTATCCCCCAGCACGTCAGCGCGCTTTCCTGGTCCCGTCTTTCTACCTGCCCATAGCAACCATTTTTCTGGCCTTTGGTCAGACGACAGTCGCGGCCACCGTCTTTAACCCACCAGCGAATCGCCTCACATGCGCCTTTACGGTCGCCAGCATTTATTCGCTTATAGAACGTAGACGGGAAGCATTTTCCGGGACCGATGTTATAAGGGCAGAAAGAAGCGATACCCGCTTTCTGAGGTTCACTCAGCGGGACTTGGATATTTTTCTCTACCCACGCCAGCGCCTTGTCGCGTTCTATGGCGTTCACCTGGGCGCATTTCTCAGCAGAAAGCCTCATGCCCTGAACTACTGGCTTACCATCAACCATCGTGGCGCCACGGCAAATGGTCCAGATTCCGCCGCCGTCACGATACGCCGTCAGGCTGTTACCCTCTTTCTCATCCAGAAACTGATCGAGAATCACGGGCGCGGAAGCCCCCGCAAGAATTAAACCAACGACCGCTGCACTCAGTTTATTCTTCAGCTTTGGTGGCATAGCCATTGCGCCGATCCTCCCGTTCTTTCCAGCGGAAATACCAGTTCACTGCACAGGTGATTACCGTACATGCGATACCGACAATAATTGCCCAGTCGCTCAGGCTTAACCCTGCAATTCTGTCGGCCAACATCCAGGACACCTCTTTTGCTGTTTTAGCTGTTTCGGCATATGCCTTCGCTGATACACCGCAGCCGGTCAGCGTGGTGCCTGTTCCATATGAAAGTCTGCTGTAAATGGTGCTCATTCTGGTCATAGCCCTACCTCCGATTTTTCGGATGGCGCTGTGTGTGATGAAAAGGTCAGGCTTCACGGGCTGGATTTATCAACAAAGCACGAAGTGAGTGATACCCGTGAGCCTGAAATGAAAAAGGCCACGCAAATGCGCAGCCTTTATAACGAGAGTTTTATTATTCGGAGGCACTCCATCCAACAAACCACCCACGGTTGCCAGGATTTTAACGGAGTGCTTTTGGATGAGCGCTGAACCAGAAGGTCAGTGTTTTTACACAGCAATTTTGCAAAAAGCAGCGCTCATTCAAAACTGGAGCGGGCAGCGGGAATCGAACCCGCATCATCAGCTTGGAAGGCTGAGGTAATAGCCATTATACGATGCCCGCATGGTCCGCCACCGAGGACTTGAACCTCGTACCGTCAACTTAGAAGGTTGATGCTCTATCACGATGAGCTAGTGGCGGCACAGCACATGAGTGGTAAGTAGCCATGTGCCTCTATTTTATCAGTCAGTACCAGAAACGCAAAAGTCCAAGGCGTTAACCTCGGGCTCGAAAACTCATTTACTGCCAGTGCATAGAACAATGGCACAATATCAGATTTACACGAAATATATGCGTTTCAATCCAGTTTTGCAAGACTTACATCCAAATTTGTCGCCTTTTGTTGTGAACGTGATCGCGTTACCTGCAATAATGCGTCGCAATCCAGTCGCTGGTAGATACGCCTCATATCCACCCAGCGGTCCGTAAACGTCTCTGACCAGTTCTTTGGGTTTACGCCCACCAGCTCTGCCAACTTCTGGTATTCGTACGTCTCCCGCCCAGCCAACTCAGCCTTCACATCCTGTGCCGCCAGCCATATAAGCTGTCGCAACCGTTCGACGGTCTTCTTCGCCACCCTCTTCCCGGCCAGATACTCGCAGAATTGCGACCACGCCCACTGAGTAATCAACACCTGATTCTCCCAGCTTACGTTCTCACTGTAGTTCCACAGTAGCCAGGCCCTCTGGGGTTCTTCGAGTGATATCAGCGCGCGGCGCCACGATGCAGTGGAGTATTCAACTGGCTGCACCAGGGGAATGTGCGATCCCTTAGCATGCGACTGTTTGCCGGGTATTGGTGGGTTATCCAACGTAATCATTTTCCCGGTCACTTCATCCATCACTCGAGGCTTTTTACGTTTAAACGTTCCAGTTTCGAACTGCGCGTTCTCAAGCCAGGCCATTAACTGCCCTTTCGTCGCACCACTCAGGTCAGCGGTGGCCACCATCAGCTGCTGGCGCACGTATTCGAGAAATTGAGTGTTCATACAGCACCGCCTATGGTTTTGATGTAGTTCTTCAGTATTCGGTAGTCCGTCAGCACAGAGCCGGGAAAGTGATATAAGCGCAATCGTTGCCAACGAACGCGGAGGTGATCGGCAAAATAGGATTCAAATGTCATGCAGCCTCCCTGCTCTTAATTAATCCACGGCGAAGCGCGCTGTAGTGCTTCCTAATGGTTTCGAGTTCTTCGATGGTGTATCGGTGTGGGACGTTATTGTTTTCGAGTGCCTCGACGCGCTCAGGCCCAATTTTCTCGATAAGGCCAAGGCGGTACTGCTGCTGATTGCCCGACAACTGCACGTTACAGTGGTGGCACTGTTTACTGATATTGTCTTCGTGATAGCGAAGATGTGATGCCTTACCGCGTGAGCGGTAGTGACCTGCTTCCCACTGGACGGTTTCGAACGTCCCGCAACTGATGCATGGCAAATAATGGTCACGCTCGCGGATGTAGTCATTGACGACGCGCTGGGTTAAATCTTCCCAGTGTTTCAACGGTTTCACAGCAGCTTTGCGCTGTCGCCAGGCTGCTCGTTCTTTCTTCTCTGAAGCGCGCTGTTTGGCAGACTCCTTACGCTGCGCATCTTCACGGGCTTTTCTGGTCTGCTCTTTCCCGACGGCGCTGGCGCACTCATAACCGCAGACAGTCTGCGTATCACGCACAGGATGAAACCACTGGCGGCATTCTTTGTTGGCGCACTTACGGCGCGGTAACTTAGCCATGCTCACCCCCACGCCCTGTTTTGCCAGACCTTACTCGGGCGAGGAGCCTTCTCGCTTTCTGGCAACTGAACGCTGACAGTCCAGGTTATGTTGTCGCGATTAAGGCTGCGTTCTACCGTGGTGCCACGACGGCGGTAACTTGCCACCAGTTCGTCGGCCTGTTCGGTTGTGCATTCGTGATGGTGGAACCAGGAATATTTCATGGTCATCACCCCGCAAAGCTCATGAGCTGGGCGGCGGCGTTCTCGGCCTCCTGCTGCGTGCGGAACGTGCGGGACAATATCCAGCGCCAAAGTACATCGAGCGCGGCCTTGTACAGCTGCTGGAACTCGATTTCATCCATGTTTGAGAAGGAAATACTGCGGGGATGTTTGCGCAGGGTGTCGTCAGGCAGCCGGATAGCATCGTAATGCCCGGCTTCGACGATGACCCAGGCCCGGTACGCTTCGTATGATTTGCACAGGCTAATGCCGTTGGTGACGCGTCGCCCGGCTACCTGCTCAAGGTATTTCTCAGCGGCATCCTGCAGCGCGTTTGCACTGCCGCCGTACGTCGCCAGGAAGTTAGCGAACCCGGTCACCAGTTTGCGCTCGTTGGACGAGATAGCGCCGCCGGTAGGTTCCCAGTATTCGAAGCCGAGGTTAAGCAGCGCAAAGAAGCGCCGATGGAATGCAGAATTGCGGGGTTGCCTGAAGTTGGCTACCAGCACGGCGCCAAGCTTGATTTTTGATTGCAGGATTTCACTGGTCTCGGGCGTTGCCGGGATCAGGATTCCAGAGGACTGCTTGATGAGTTGTAACTGCGCCATGGTGTTCTCCGTGGCGCATAAGGCTGTCAGTTGTTCAGGCTGACGGGGTTAATTATGTATTACTGATTCTGGATTATCAATTCCGTTATATAACAGGAATTTCATCAACTTCGGCGCGTCGTATTACGTTGATCTCGTATGTCATCACGCCAGATACGGTTACATCGTCCAGCACATCACCTTCCAGCGCTTCGCCCTCTTCCGTGATGAGCGACGAGCCCATTAGTTTCGCAAACTGAGTTCGCCCGCAATGAGTGATAAGCACGATGTTACCCTGCTCCGCTCTCAGCGAACGATTGATGACTGCATAGCCGGTTGCAGTTTGAATGACTGTGCAGTTAGCATCCATCTGACAAATTGAATCAACTGTCAGACGCGCTTCCGTGTAGTCATTTGCTGGGGATGGGAAGGCCATGTGTACACCTCACAAATAAAATAACACTGTACATAAAAACAGTATTATTTTATTTATGATGTGTCA